TCATGCCGTTATAGTATTGGCTTACATCAACTCGGCCCAGTATCCTAGTGTCTAATACCCCTGAGTTAAATGCAGACTGATACTGGTAATACTTCATGAACGAACATCCCTGTAAGGATTAGACTCTATTGCGTCATTTGGAGCTTGCTGAGCATCTAGGTATTTTGCTTTTTTAATATATCTTTCGTACTTGGTATCGTAAATCATGTTCTGCTCTTCATTGTTTGTAACAATAAGCGCGAACTCGCTTGCCAACTTATATTCCATAAGTATCTGCAAGTAGGCAGGCCAAGTTTCTTCTCCTGCTCTGAATTGATAATCAACATACATCTCGCTTGTGTCGGCGTAAATTGCATCTTGAAATATCTTATAATTACTCGTGCCATATACCCTGTTGATCTTCAATGTGCCAGAAGGTATTTGGAACGCGTATTGGTAATCGTTTAATGGAACTGCTGTTAATCTAGCCAGTTGCCTTTTTGCTTTACTGCAAGACCAAGGATACTCGCTGAGTACAGCCTTTACAGTTATCTCGTATAGATTTGAAGCTGCAATGCCTGATGCTCCACCTTCAGAAAAGGATGATATTGGACTAGCACCTATCCTTACTAAAGCATTACTAGCGACCTGAACATCTGTTGACATTGAAATCTCCTAAATAAAGTCGGGGCAGGGCCGAAACCCCACCCCTATAACAGCGGGGAACTGTTAATTAGTCACCATCTGTTTCGGCGATAACAGTACCGTCAGAAACATCAACAACACCTGAAGCGTTACTAAGAACGTTTACAAGGTTAGTTGTAGGTGTCGCAGTGTCAATAGCAACGATTACGTCACGAACACCAAGCTCACTTGATGCGCCGTTAAAGTAACCAGAAGTATTAACGTCAGCGATTGGATCTTCGCTTGAGTAAACCCATAAGCGAGGACTTCCACCGCCCGGACCTACTTGGTATAAACCATCTCGACTAAATGCCATGATTATTCTCCTTATGCAGTTTCGTCAGTGTGAATTTCAACAACGCCACGAGCGTCACGAACTACAGCACCAGCTTTTAGAATACCGTTGGCCAACCAAGATGTTTTCTCAGCGATCCAGTCAACAGTTGTTTTCTGGTCAATACCGATAGCCATACCTAACGCATCACGATGGAAAGCGTAAGCAGTAGCATCAGAAGAACCAGCACCCGGCAAACCACCCTCATCACGAGTTTCAATTAACTTGAATCTGAAACCGTAGAAAGTGTCAATGTCGCCGTTTACTAAAGCTTTGACGTTCATGTAGTCAGAGCTTGTAGCTTCAGTTGAACCTAGAAGTTGTTGCTTCTGTGTTGCAGTGAAAGCGATGTAACGACCGTCCATGCCCATACCTTCAGCATCAAAAGCAGCACCAGCTTCGCGTACTTTATCAACAGTAAAGCCAGCACCACCAACAGCAATGTTGCTTAATGCTGTACCAGCGGCAGCAGGAATACTACCTAAAGCGTCAATAGCTAACTGGTCTTCACGACGGCCCATTGCCATAGCGATTACCATTGCAAGCTCTTGTTGCTCGTCAAAGTTTACTTCAGCAGCGTCAAAAATATCAGTGTACTCTGGAGCTAACCAGTTTTCCAAAGTAGCTGGAATTAACGCGTGTGAAATGTCCATAGGTGTAACATCAGCTTGGCTTGCTTTTTGGTTAGCAAGGCCTTTGCCCATGCGACGGAATTTGTAAATGTCGCCAACAACATCAGTTCGTAACGTTAGGCAATCACGCAATTTACCACCAGATTGGTATGCGTGTTTAACTAAAGAATCGAACTCTTGTTGAGCAACAGAAGATAGAGTTTTACTCATGATCTTTGTCTCCAAGTAATTAAAAAAAATCAAAAACGTTTTGCTCGTCTCTGACCTAGTGACCGTTTACGGGTAGACCAGCACTCGCTAATCCCTTCGTATCACGGCCTACTTGAAGCAGGGTATCGTTAGATGGGGCGCCACTGTCACACCTCAAGCTTTCGTGAATAGAATATCTACCAAAATAAGCTACCAATATCAAATAAATTTTATACCAATTATATATACCTTTCACTATTACAATTAACATTTCTATGCCTCTTCTCTTGAGGAGTCCATTCCCATACCCATGGCCAGCTTCAGAACATCATTGAAACATGCTTAACGGTGACTGTCAGAAACCCAGGAATGCCTGTTTGGTACCCTTCCTTCCATGCTGCATGAAGGCCGTCTCGTTTTCCAGGATATGCAAAGCCTCTTTCAGTCCAGCAATTTCAGCTTCACGCCGCTTCTTGCGCTCTCCATAAGACTCTGGCTTGGCAATGCAACGCTCCTTCACCTTTCCGAGGTACTCCAGAACAGCATCCAGCTCTGATCCAGTGGTGTCTTTGTCGGATGACAGGTCGGCCATGTTTTTGTCCAGGGCAACGAATTCCTGCGTCTTGTATTTCACATCAGCATCCTTGATGGTTTTGGTGACCTTGTTTTCTTGGGTGACCTTCTCATACTCAGCTGCTGCATCTGCCTCTGCGGTTTCCTCTGCAGCCAAGTTCTTGGCGAAATCAGATTCGACCACCTCCAGAATGCCAATGATGCCACCACCAGATCCAGCTGCCTTGGAGTGCTGAGGTACTGCAGGTTGTTCCATCACTGTCGCAAGACCAGCACCATTTTGCAACAGGGCTGATGCCGCGCCAGATCCATAGTAGTCACGAAGAACACTGAGCGCCTGGCGGACCCCGGCAATGCCCTCCTCAAGTTCCGCCTTTGCTGTTACGTATGCTGCGTGGCTCTCTGTTCTAGCCTTGTCCAGCTGTGCTTGCTCTTTGGATAGAGCCGCAAGCTCGGCTTGCAAGGCCTTGACCTCTTCTTTCAAGCCAGCTGATTTTGCAGCAGCCTGATCGATTTTAGTTGTGAGTTTTTTCATAATTGCCTCAAGCTCCTCTTTCTTAGCCTCTGTCTTGGCCATCTGCTCGTCGCAATAAGCCTTCTCAGTTGCATCTGTTTCAGCTTCAGTTTCCAGCTTAGAAATCAAATCAGATATGAGCCCTTTAACCTTCACAAAGGGATCTTCCCCATTGGCACGCCCCAGTCGCAACACTGTTGCGATACGAGAGGCAAGTGATGAAAGTGCTGCAGAATGCTGCTCCCGTGCAAGCTGCTTGACCATGGAGATGAGCTCAGCATTTGCAAGGTCAGCATGCGACTTAAGTTTTGACCCGGATCTGAGCTGAATGAGAGAATACGTTTGCGACTCAGCACCACTAGTGGTGGACACAAGGATTTTTTTCCCCTCTGCAATGACATTGAGCTCCTCACTTCGAGCCTTAATTGATGCATCATGATCTGCTGCTGTCTCCATGCAATTTGCATTGGTTGTCTCAAGTGTGGCCTTGGCATCTGCAAGATCTTTCTGAGTCTTCTCCAAATCACCCTGAGCAGCAGCTTTTTCTCCATCTGCTGCACTCTTTGCTGCTTTCTCTTGATCAAGATGCTTGGAATCATCTGCAATCTGATCCTCAAGAGATTGCTTCAGCATCTGGAAGTTATGTTTGGCAGTGCTCTCAGCCTTCCGAAGGCTGCTGAGCTCTTCTTCAGCCTTGTCTTTCATATCATCGAGGACATCCACGATGCTTGAACTGTGTGTCTTGTACGATGCTGCTGCAGGCGCAGAAGTCTCTGCCTCTGCGTCATCGTCATCACTTGTCTGTCGTGACTGGATCAATGCGCTTAGCTTCTTATGGTCAGCACTTGAAAAGGCAGCAGCATCGACCAACAAGTTCAGGGACTTCAACACAGAATCCATGTTCGATGTATCGATCTGTGCAAATGCAGCTGGATTTTTTGCCATCTGCTTGCTTAGGACTTTGATGGCACGATCGAGTGTGTCAATCACATCCAAGAGCTCCTGTTCATTGGAAGTGAAGTCAGCAGCCTCTTTCTCCCGAATGATTGTTGCATTTTTGAGGTCTGCCTGTCCAGCGGCGATACTTCCACCCAGTTCGTCAATCTTGGTGGCAGCCTCATCAGACTCAGCTGCTGACTCAGCGATGGCAGCTTCAAGCTTAGCCTCCTTTGCTGTCAACGTCTTGATCTCAAAGTTTTTGCTGGTGGACGCATCATCACACCATTCGAAGAAGTCCTTGTATGCCTTTGCTTCCACATCGCCCTCCTTTTTGATTTTTGCTGCCAAAGAATCAAGCAACTCAATCACTTTGCTTAATGGGTTAGAATCTAGGGCGCTCGAGCATGACAGCATCCCAAATGCAACAAATGCATTGAATGCAAGCTGAACCTTCATTGGGCTGCGGCAAGGGAGTGATGTGGGAAAACCTAATATTACTGAAAAGGCGTAGAGCAACA